CCCGTGACTCAGACCAGAGCCTATGCCCTCTATTCGCTTTTCGTAACCCGCGTGAGCTTCCGCAGGAATGGCGGCAGCGAGGTCGTCACCGCATACGGCTATCCGTTGAAGAGACTGAGCGATCTCTTTCGGAATGCCGTGTTTCTCAGCGGCTTCCTCAATGGAACTTTCAATTGCCCAAAGGTTTGCCAAACAAAGGACAAACCAGGACAATGGAAGTCCCATGAGGCAGCCGCGTGTCGAAACAAATGCGTCGACGTCCTCGTAGCCGCTAATTTCCTGCGGACCCAGCACCAACCTCCCGAGCGCATGAACATCCTTGGGCAGATCGGCCCCTTCACAGAGGCCGTTCCAGACAGCGGAAATTGCCTTTTGGCTCAAGCCATCGGTTGCTTTTGTCAGATCGGCCGACACCAGAACGGGATCGCCCAGATTTATAGGTACTCCAATCGGATCGTCCTGGAGGGATTTGAACAATCCTTCCAGGCGCTCACCCGACAGAGAAACCTTAATTCTGGGATCCCGCTCCAGCATCGGCCAAACGACAGAACGTACCAGATGGCCGCACTCAACCAATTCAACAGGAGATTTGGTGACAACGCGGGCTTTGAACCCACGTTCTTTCACCACTTCTACCGAAGCTTTGGGGGTGTGAGAGCCAAGAAGCATTCCGTCTGCCCAACGGAGAGATGCGTCCCGTACTTGCCTCGCGATTCTGGACCGTTCAAGGTCCGGCTCGGTGAGGAGGTTTACGACGTACTCCACTGCGCCACGGGTTTTAGCACCCATGGCACGGTTTTGTTCGCCGACCTCTGTAAACCGAGTCGAATCCTTAAAAGTGGGAAAACGGTCAAGCGGATCGAACCCCGCAGGCTCGTCGGCAGGCTCGTCGGCCCACTCTGTGACTATCGCTTCGAGATCGGCCCTAGAGCCACCATCCCGTCGCGAAAAGTCAAGAGTTGCCGACGACGAAGCCTGCAACGAAGCCTGATTGAGGCTTGCGAACCGCTTGAATCGTTGTCCCCACCGAACGGTCCAGGCGCGCAAGGAGCGGAAGTCCGAGTCCTTTACAGGAAAAGGATCACGAAGAACGCGGTGGTGGTCGGCCAAAGCCGACTTACACACCGCATCCGTCGGGTATGGCAAAGCCCGCGAGAAGGAACTCAATTGGATCAAGTTCCTTGCGACTCGCGGTTTGCTCTTTACCCGAGTGATCCTTCGGATAATCCGCTCGAGGCAAGCAGGGGAGGAGGGATGGAGGGGAGGAGGAGTTGCAAAGCCGCGTACTTGGGCTGGCACATGGCTGTCGGATGTAAAACAAGCGAGGGAGCGCAGGCGGTTCGAGAAGGCTTTAAGGACCTTCACCACCAGCTCGCTCCCACAACCGACAGTGACATATGTCACCCAAGTTCGAAGGCGGCGCAACTCCTCCATTGGAATTGTGGAATCGCAGAGAACGGCAGCCGAAGAGACGGCTTCCCACGTGGGCTGTATGAAGGCAGCCCACCGTTGGGTCACCGCCTTCGGCTGGCGTTTGACATGCGAGAGAAACTGGCTCAAGGATCGGCGGTCTTGATGACCGAACCGATGACCAGTGGTGTTATCAATGACAGGCGGTGCCAGGACGAACTCGAATCGTCCCTTCCTGGACCGAGGCGACCGGCGACGGCTCCCTTTATGGGAGCCCTGCCGGGCCTTAGGCTGGGAAGAGCGCACCAACAAGAATCCTACCGATGAGGTAAAATTCTTTGCTATGGCTCGC